TGAAACTCTATAGAAGTAGCAAGAAAGGGGTAACATGGCAACCCGTCGAGTCGATAAAGATTCTATAAAGCCTCGTCGGTCGGCAACAACTCCTGAAGCTAGAGAAAACCAATTAGTTGCAGCCGCGGTAGACTTGGCAGAACAACAAATCTTAGCGGGAACAGCATCGTCTCAAGTAATTACACACTATTTGAAACTTGGTTCGTCTCGCGAAAAACTAGAACAAGAACGTTTGGAAAAAGAAAACGAACTCTTGGATGCAAGGCGTGAAGCACTAGCTGCTCAAGGTAGAATTGAAGAACTTTACGGCGAAGCACTCAACGCGATGCGTTTGTACTCAGGACAAGTTACAACCAATGACGATCCTTATGATGATTAAAACATATTCTGAATTAGTCAGACATGACACTTTTTTAGATAGGTTTAATTACCTAAGTCTTCGCGGACATATAGGGAGAGAAACCTTTGGGTTTGATAGGTGGATTAATCAAGCTTTTTATAAATCTAGGGAATGGAAACAAGCACGTCAATATGTGATTGCCAGAGACTTGGGTTGTGACTTAGGGGTTGATGGATACGACATTCATTCGCAATTGTTAGTTCATCACATGAATCCTTTAAGTCCAAGTGACATCGACGATGCTTCGTTAGACATACTAGATCCCAACTTCTTAATAACAACAACGCACAGAACACATAACGCAATTCATTATGGTGACTCAACGTTGTTAACACAACCTTTTGAACCACGGACTCGTGGGGATACAGCTTTATGGTAAAAGGAGATAACATGTTTGGCAAGTTACCCGCGCCAGCGCGACACTTATTGCTTTTGATTTTAGCAGCAAGTCTAACTGGTTTACTAAAAGTTTTGCCGTCACTTGAGATTCCAAACGATCTGATTCCGTTTGTGACGGGTTTTATTGCCGTTATTTTAGCATGGGTGACGCCGCTTGTCCAATCTTATGGCCTTGGCGTCGTGCCAGAAATTGCGGATGCAACTTCGTTGGACGATCTTGCTCAAGCGACAGACAATTCATCGCAACCAGAAGACGGTCCGCAAAGGATCTCACAAGACCCCGACGTTGTGATTGAGTCTACAAATGAAACTGAGGTAGTTTAAGATGACAACATCCGAAGATGTCTTGCGCGTAGCGCGAACCCAAATTGGTTATAAAGAAAAAGCCAACAACAATAATAAGTATGGCGCTTGGTATGGTCTAAACAATAAACCATGGTGCGCTATGTTTGTGTCTTGGGTTGCAAACGAAGCAAAAGCTACGACGATCATCCCTAAGCATGCGTACACTCCAGCCGGAGCTGCGTGGTTTAAATCAAAAAAGCAATGGCATACGTCGCCTCGTGTTGGGGACATTGTATATTTCAATTTCCCAAACGATGACGTCGATCGAATTAGCCATGTTGGTATTGTTGAAGCTGTAATGAAAGATGGTTCAATTGTAACCATTGAGGGCAACACTAACAAAGCTGGGTCACGTGTTGGCGGAGGAGTTTGGCGTAAAATTCGTAAAACTGGCGTGGTTGGTTATGGTCGACCGAACTATAAAATAGTCAAGCCGGTGGTTGTTGCCAAACCAAAGCCAAAACCTGTTAAGAAAACTAACGCCGTTATTGCAAACGAAGTGATTCACGGTCTGTGGGGAACTGGCACTGTACGTAAGAATCGATTGAAAAAAGCTGGTTACGATCCAGCAGTTATTCAAAAACTTGTTAACAAAAAAATTAAATAAATTCAAGGAGGTGAGACCATGACAGAGAGTATACTTAACAGTACCAAAAAAATTCTAGGTATTGATTCGAGTTACACGGCGTTTGACCAAGATATTATTATGCATATCAACTCTACGTTTGCAACATTAAATCAATTAGGGGTTGGACCCGTTGAAGGGTTTATGATTAGCAATTCTACACCAGTCTGGAACGATATTCTAGACTCGGACCTTCGTTTAAACTCAGTTAAATCTTATGTTTATTTGAGAGTCCGCCTTCTATTCGATCCACCATCAACATCATATGCTATGTCCGCAATTCAAGATCAAATCACAGAACTTGGCTGGAGGATTAGCACTTACAGAGAGGAGGAGGGATGGACGCCCCCGATTCAGACGGAAACAACCTCGGAAGAGTAGCGACCGAAGAAGTTCTTAAGCACGTTGGCATTCGCGGTATGCGTTGGGGCGTTAGACGCGATAATCCGTCTGGCGGCGGAGGAGGTTCAACTCCAGTTACCGCAAAAATTAAACCTGGCGGCGGAATTGTTAAAGTTAAAGGTGGAGGCGGAAGACTTCCATCTGAAGACGCTTTAAATGCTGCATCTTACAAACAACGAGCTGCAAAAAGTACTGTGTCTTCGCTTGACAATAAAGAACTGCAAGCATTAGTGACACGATTGAATCTTGAACAACAATATAGTAAATTAACAGTTGAAACAAAGACAAAATCCGCTGGACGAAAAGCAATTGAAGCAATCCTTTTAAATGAAGGTAAGTCACTTATCATTAAAGGTAAAGCTGGCCCAATTGCTGGCGCAGTTGGTGGAGGTCTTAAAGCAACAGGTCAACATCGAGGTACGCAAACGGTTGGCAAGGTAGCCGTTAAGTCTATATTTGCAGCAGGAGCAGGTAAACATCGTCTTGCCTAAACAGAAACGAGGTGCATAATGGGATTATCAAATACAGCTACTCCGATATATTATGCACAATTCAGAGACTCTGTTTTACGGGGAGACATACCAGTAAACCGAGAAATTGCACAAGAGATGAATCGAATTGACGCTTTAATTGCAAACCCAAACATGTATTACGACGATGAGGCTGTTAATGGCTTTATTCTTTATTGTGAAAACGAACTGACATTGACAGACGGAAGCGATTTGCATTTATTAGATACTTTTAAATTATGGTCTGAGCAAATTTTTGGTTGGTATTATTTTATTGAACGTAGTGTTTATGAGCCATCGGCAGACAATCACGGCGGAAAGTATGTTAAGAAAACAATTAAAAAACGATTGATTACAAAACAATATTTGATTGTTGCTCGAGGTGCAGCTAAGTCTATGTATGCTGAATGCATTCAAGCATATTTTCTAAATGTTGATACTGCAACAACGCATCAAATCACAACGGCTCCAACAATGAAACAAGCTGAGGAAGTAATGGCTCCGTTTCGCACCGCTATCACGCGCGCGCGAGGTCCTCTATTTAAATTTCTAACCGAAGGTTCAATGCAAAATACAACTGGTTCTAGAGCTATGCGGATTAAATTAGCCTCAACTAAAAAGGGAATTGAGAACTTTTTAACTGGCTCAATGCTTGAGATCCGCCCAATGGCCATCAATAAGCTACAAGGTCTTCGTCCAAAAGTATCTACAATTGACGAATGGCTGTCTGGAGACTTAAGAGAAGATGTTGTTGGCGCAATTGAGCAAGGTGCATCTAAATTAGATGATTATTTGATCGTTGCTATTAGTTCAGAAGGAACGGTTCGTAACGGCTCAGGTGATACAATTAAGATGGAGCTTAGTGATATTCTTAAAGGTGAATACTTTGCTCCACATATTTCGATTTGGCACTATAAGCTTGATTCATTAGAAGAAGTTGCAGATCCCGCAATGTGGCAAAAAGCTAATCCAAATTTGGGAATTACCGTTAGTTATGAAACCTATCAACTAGACGTTGAGCGGGCTGAGAAAGCTCCAGCAGCAAGGAATGATATTCTTGCGAAACGTTTTGGTATACCTATGGAAGGTTATACATATTTCTTCACATACGAAGAAACTTTGCCGCACAAAAAGCGTGATTTCTGGCAAATGCCATGCGCTCTTGGCGCTGACCTCTCACAGGGAGATGACTTTTGTGCTTTTACATTTTTGTTCCCGCTGGGCAATGGCTTTTACGGCGTTAAGACACGTAGTTATATTTCCTCCCTTACACAAATGAAACTACCAGGAGCTATGCGTTCCAAGTATGACGAGTTTACCAAAGAAGGTAGCTTACATGTACTCGAAGGATCTGTGCTTGACATGATGGAGGTCTATGAGGACCTAGATCAGTTCATTCAAGCTTCAGAATACGACGTGAGAGCTTTGGGTTTTGACCCATATAACGCTAAAGAATTTGTTGCTCGATGGGAAGCCGAGAATGGCCCATTTGGTATTGAGAAAGTAATTCAAGGTGCAAAAACTGAGTCTGTACCTTTGGGCGAACTAAAAATTTTAAGTGAAGAACGAATGCTTTTATTCGATCAATCACTAATGTCTTTTGCCATGGGTAATGCCATTACTTTAGAAGACACAAATGGTAACAGAAAACTTTTAAAGAAAAGACAAGAAGAAAAAATCGACAATGTAGCCGCCCTTATGGACGCTTATATTGCTTTCAAAGCGCACAAAGAAGCGTTCGAATAACTTCACAAAAGAAAGGATGACAATGGCAACAGTAACCGTGTTAACAGCAGCGCGTATGCTTGCAATCGAGGCAGCGTCTGTTGTTTCAGGAGCAATCTCAGGTGACAACTTAATTCTAACTAAGTACGACGGTTCAACCGTTAATGCCGGCAATGTTCGTGGCCCTGCAGGAGCTACAGGGGCAACCGGAGCTACAGGACCTACCGGCGCAACTGGCGCAACCGGAGCAACCGGACCATCGTATGC